ACGTCTAACAAGAACCCGTTAGTTCTTTGCTGATCAATAATGCCCGCTACTGCGTGTTCAATCTTTACTGAAGCGGGCGAGAACCCACGGCTCTCAATCTTCAAAGCATCATAAACTTTGCGGTTCAGAAGCACATCACGCTTACAGTACTCCAACATCTCTGGCGTGTAGCATTCCCATGCGTCCTCTTGCTCTCCAAAGTCACCCTTCGTAAATCCCAGACGGTAGCCCCAGCCCTCAAGCCCGTGGTTTCCCTCGCGGGTAGGCTTGAACAAGCGGGAGAGTACAAGGGTATCTACTATCTTTTTATTTGCAAGATCAAGCCCCGCTATCCTTTCTACAACAGGAATATCATAGCCAATAATATTATGTCCTATCAGCTTGTCGGCTGACTGCAACATTGCATAGCCTTCGTCTAGCTGTGTGTTGTCAAACGTAAACACATCCTTTGTGTCTACGTCTTGTGCAACAATACAGAATATTTTATCAGGCTCAAGGCCGTTAGCTTCTATATCAAATATTAAATTACTCATGGTTATTACTCCGCTCATCTTTTAGCATGGTTTCATAGTACTCCTGAACAGCATCAAACTCTACAGCCAGAGACATACCAAGTTCTGTGTACCACGCCCAAGCCTTAGCGCCTTCTGGCCTAAAAAGTGTCTTATCTATATGCTTTTCAAAGCCCTTTATCATAGTTCTATCTCCGCAGTCAATTCGTCAGGGTCTTCGAGCATCATCTCTCGTAGCCGTCCCGAATCCTGCTCATACATTAAGCTACATGCTACCCCCACATCGCCAGTATATCTAGACTTCAACACCCTGACCTTTGTGGTGGACGCTTCGATGGCATCCTCTGATTGCTGATTGCGCTCCAAAGATATAACGCAATCGGATAGCTGGGCGATACTCTGAGAACCTCTGAGGTGTGATAGCCCTGTCTCAATACCGTTCTCGTGTCCACGGTTACCCTCAACTCTACGCAAGTGAGAGACCAGTATCATGCCACAGCCTGTCTCTTCTACCAGTGTTCTGAGTCGGTGCATAATCCCATCAATAGCTTTGCGCTCATCATTCTCCAATGTAGATAGCACTAACATGTGGAGGTGATCAACAACAATCCACTTACAGTCCAGACCTATGATCATGTACCGCAGCTTACTGAAGATGTCATCAATGTTATTGACACCGTGGTGGGCATGAATCCAAACCCGCCCTTCGTTCTCACCCATGAAGACCCGTTTAAAATAACCGTCTAGCTGTTCATCGGTGTGCTGTGCCTTAACGCTGTCGAGATGTAGCTTGGCGTTGGCCTCTACTGCCATGATACCTTCAGCGGTGCGAGACCAGTTCTCCTCCAACGCCACCACCCCCACGTTATCTTCGGTATGCTCAATCAACCAGTGTTCTATCTCTCGCGTCACAGAAGACTTGCCCAGCCCTGTGCCTCCAGTAAGAGTAACTAACTCACCAGATCGTAGACCTTCCAGCTTTCTGTTTAGACCGAACCACGGATATGGGATGGCCTGCTTCTTGTTGTTGCGTAGTTCCTGATAGGCTGTTAGCTGATCAGAAAGATTCAACACGCCAGAAGGCGTATAGACTTTTGAATCCCAGAAACAACTGACGTATGCAGAGTGTCTACCCTGACGCAGCATATCGTTAGCGTCCTTGTAATCTTCAGGTAACCGCATGATCTTGGCTTTGCCCGGAGTCAATAGCTTCGCCACCTCAATGGCTGCTTCCTTACCCTGCTTGTCGTTGTCAAAATTAATAACTACTGAATCGAATGATTCAAGATACTCTAGATTATCTTTAACGTCACGGACTCCACCGTGCGCCCCAGATTTTATTGATACGGCAGGCCACTTACTACCCATCAGTTCGTATGCTGCCATAGCATCACACTCACCTTCAGTCAGGGTAATAAACTTACCGCCAGATTTGAACAGGTTTTCTCCGAACAGTCCCGACTCTTTAGCAGAGCCTGACCATGCAAAAGTCTTGTCCGGCTTTCGTATTTTAGTTGCGGAAAGCTCATGCCCGTTGTAGTACGGGTAGTGGTGGTTCGTTACCTTACCGTTGATTACTGTACATTTAACGCCAAACTTCTTGGCTGTTGCTAGACTTATTTTTCTGTCAGTTAACTCAACAAAAGAAGTCGAGTTGCTATATGATGGAGCGGTGTAATTATCCATCTTCTTGTTCCTCTGATACACTTCAAATTCCGTTACTGTATCTGGTTGGTGTACTTCCGATGTACTGTCTGGTTTAAAATATTCGTTACAGCTAAAACAAAATGTCGATCCGTCCTCGTTCAGTGAAGCAGCATCGCTACTGCCACACTTCTCGCACGGTTGGTGAGTCTTTACAAAGGCCATGATTATTCCTCATTGTTAGCCACGATTGCCTCGTCCGTTAGATGTGTTTCCATTACTTCTAGCATTCGTACTTGAGCGGCAGAGAGTATAACTAAATTAGTTTTAGCCGCATCAATGTCTTTTCTCAAAATAGAAAGGACAGAGAAAATTCCCTGCCCTTCCTTTGAGAGTTTACTAACATCATATTTGATGTCGTTGAACTCAATAGTTTTCATTACAGCTCATCCTCCATTTCGCTATCCATAGAATCAAACTCAGAGCCATCGGGAGAGCCAACCTCAATCAGGTCAATCACCTGCATTGCCTGAAAGTCTAGACCCTTAAAGGTCTTACCTTTCCACTCAGACTCCCACTCTTTGTACTGCACACGCACACTGGAACCATTACCAATACGAGCATCCAGCGGATTCTTGTGCTTGTCCACAAGCTTTGGTGCAGGGCGCACCATACCATTCGGGCCATTGACTTTACGCTTGATAACAATTGCTGGCCCCTCGTCCATCTGCTTGATCGTGAATCCACGAGACTCAAAGTCTTGAGCAACTGCTGAATCAACTACTAAGTTAACTGAGTAGACAGGTTCAAACGTGGTGTTGGGGGTTGTAACTGAAGCCCAGAAAGCTTCGCCTTGTAGTATTGCCATTTTAAAATACCTATGTTGGTTGAAAGAAATTGAAATTTAACAGGTTCGGATATGCTTGTCAAGCCGAACCACTAACAGTAGAATTAAATCCATCGTACTCTGCTCGCTCTATTATGAATTGTACGACATCCTTTTCGTTCACGTTGTAAATACCACAGGTGGTACTCAGAGCCACACCGCTTTCTGTTACATCTATTGCGGCCTTTGCTATAGACATGGCTAGAGTACAGGGGTTGCCACTTAAAGTCTGTTGAAAAAACGATTCAGTCATAACTGCATCCTCTATATTAAAGAATAAACCACCGCTGTTAACACCACGCCCGATGCAAATATTAAAACATTACGAGCAGCTAGTGTCAGCCTGTGGTTAAAACGCTGTACCGCCCTATCAAGTACCAGCGTCACCTGAATCTTTAAACCTATCCAGATTTTTAAGCAGCCCGACTTCATCAAGCTTATCTTTTCTTCTATCTTCTTGTTCATCAAGTACTCCTTTTAGTTGGGTTCTAAATATCTTATCAAAGTTACTACTATAAGCTTCTTTATTTTTAACACGCGACCTGTCGCCTTTGCCGCCATGACTTGCTTCACTCATATTAATTCTCCGGTAAGTAGCACCGACCATAACTGATCAGCGAGAACGGAAGGGATATTAAAATCCCCTCGAACTCTGCAACCTCTAGTGTAGCCGGGTCATTTTCCCTGCTAATCCAAACAGGGCGTGAATTAGAAAACTCTATGTCTACACCTACACCATTTCTAAACTCAATGGTTAAGCTTGCGCCAAAGAAATCTCTAGTCATTACGCCACCTTCCGCATGTATTCGTTGGAGCGCACAGCTTTGCGTATCAACTCCTGACGATCATGTTGGATGGACGCTATGTTATTAACAGTCTTCTGCGTACTACTACCCGCATGGGTTGACCAATCAGTCAGGGCATTGTATGCCGCCCAGTAGTTAGCGCCCAACCGCTTGCGGTAAACGGTGTCGTATTTGTTCCAGATATATTCTAAAGTCTTGTTGCGCTTCGGTAGTCGATCAAACACATCCTCAACCGTCCAACAATTAGTCTGTATCTTATCAACAGCTTTAGCATTAATAGCTTTAACAAATAATTTAAAAGCCTCCACATCTGTACACACAGTGTTAGACCACTGATCCCACAGCTCCCGCTCGTTCTCAAACACGCGGAGGGCTTTAGTAATCATGCGACCACCGTGTTCAATGTCTAAAGACCGTGTGTGTTTAGCTTTATACACTGCCACCTCACCGCCCACGAACACCTGTAAGTTTGTACAAGCGTGTTGGACAGCAGCGGCACTAAACATAAACGGCCATGTCCCATCACACGATGTGATAGCTAACAGGCTCAGAGCCGCATGATCACCATCAGCAGTTTGATACGTGTGTTCGGGCAGCTTGTATTGAACAAAGGCTCTAGCCCCATCGTGAGATGTACGGATTGTTTCCTGCATATTTCCTAGCGATAGATCGGAACGCTCAAGAATATCACGAGCCACCGCGATCATACTCTTCGGGGCAACAGGTTTGTAACCATGACCATGTATACCTAACTCTTGACCTGTGTCTGTACGATAGATAACAGACTTGGAGCTTTCATAAGCATAGTCGGCTGATCCATAACCCCCAGCCCTGATGGTTTGTAGTGCTGTGTTGTTTTGAAACATCGGTAATACTTTACTCATTTGGATTCTCCAGTTATTGAGTTGACATCTTACATAAATAAAATAGTTTTGTCAAGTGCTATATTTATAACTGCTCATAACAAATAACACTTGACAACATTTAACACCTCATTACAATAGCCTTATAAGGCCAGTAACAATCTTCTACAAGCTTACTAGCTCCCTATTACAATCTTCAGGTATATCTTCTAGTGGTTGTACAAAGTTATCTTCTAAATCTTTAAAGGTTATTAAGTCTTTAAAGCATCTCAAACACAACTGTTCACTATACCTATGATCGTAATAATCTTTTAAACACATAGAACAATTAAGAACTCTACCAACTTTATCTGCTCTAATCATTGAGCTTCCACTCCATGTTAAACACATTAGGAAAGAACTCTCGGTTCCACTCCGCGTTATCTAACAACCTAACCCACACTCGACCAGAACTAGATGGCTTGTGTGGAGGAGTGCCGCCTTCAATTACCCAAGCCTCCCCGTCACGAGTACGGGTCAGCTCTTTGGTTTCTACAGCCTGTTTAGTTTCTGTGTGGACTAACGTCCAGCCTTGTTTAACTATCTTCATTTTCAATCTCCAGTGTTAATGCCTTGTGAGCCTTGTTGAGAAGACGCATCTCGCCACTTAAAACACTGGCTCCACGATCACTCAACTCTAAGTTATTTAAATCGTCTAGCACTCCTTCAAGTGCCACCGCGACTAACTCGCGTAAGATTTTGTTCTCGCTTATTTCTCTAGTTGTCATTACAATTTTCTCCTTAACCATTTATCTGATAAAACTTCTTGACTATGCTCCAACCTATCTGCAAGAGAAGGCGGTACATATTTCTTTAGCATACGATCACTGACATGTGTGTATCGCGCCAGCTTAGAATGCAACCTCTTATAACTCAGACCAGAAGCCTGTGCGTACTCAAAAGCCGTATAGCTTTCGCCAGTTACTAGCTTGGGGTGAGTACCCCTAAACTCCAGCCGCCTTGTGTTCTTCTTTGATCCCATCATCTTTGGGTTCTCCTAAATAAGTTATGATGTAGTATGGGCTATACGCCTGCCCAACCTTGTGTGCATCTTCTAGTGTTGAGGCGTACTGAGTACACCCCGATTCATAATCAATTGCCCACATAGCTATCTCTCCTCTAAGTCATCATCGTCCAAATCTTCTGCAAGGTATGAGCAGTCATAATCAGTTGCATCATAAAGCTGTACGTTGCCTTTGTTATCTGTCAGTGCTTCGCCATCTTCGTTTACTTTGTAGAATGTAATTTCCCATACTGCTATTGAATGATTCATATTATCTCTCCACCATTACTTTAAAGTCTACCGCATCTATCTCAGTTCGGACTGCATCGACAATGAATTCTTCTAAGCTGTCTCTGACGTTGCGTTCGATCTCATCGGTATCTATTTCGGCATCGCCTGATTGAGACTCAAGTTCATCTATACGATACTCTTGATCGTCAATACGATTATCAGCACTCGCAGCTATGCTTTGAGCTTCTTCAGCATTAGCCAGAGCATCATCAGCCGTAGACTCTAATGCCTCTAAGCGTTGAGATATATCTATGTGGTTCAAGCCATCGAAAGAATTATCCTCATCGAGACCCATCACACGCAGCTCCAACGCTGCAATTCTATTAGCGTCACGGATATGTAGAGCTTCTGCCTCACCATAGAGATGGTGCAGTGCCTTGTTCTCTTCTTCTACCTGTTTAACATCCTGCATTAGTTGTGCTATCTTCAACCACTTAGGGTCACCTGTCTCTGACGATGCTATCTTTGCCATTACTCTATCATCTATCCACGATTCTACTGCTTCGATTAAAGTTTTCATAATATCTATACCTTTTTTATTTCATTTTTAAAGAATGGGAACACATACTTTATCCAACAATCTGCACAAAGATACTGCCCCTTAGTTTTTACATCTGCTTTTTTACCACACTTACATTTTGTCATAACTACTACCAGTTAATTTTTAGTAATGCTTTTAGTGCCGACTCATATGATCTGAACAACGGGGTGCTATAGTCATCTTGACTAACGTAATAGCTATTTTCTATTGGCTCATGGGTGCGCCACGTTTCTTTACTAACTCCGTGAACATGATACATCGGCACAGTTTTGCCTCTGTCATACACTCTTACAAGATCAATTGATATGCTCATAATACACCTTTAGTTATAATTTAATTATAAAATTATGTGACCCGAATCGGCACGGTGGGTCAGCCCGCTTTCATAGGATGAAGGAAGCACCCCTGCCTAACTATATGCTACCCGCCCACCGCAATCACATCGGGATCAACAACGAACCCGCTCGTATCTTTTTTGGCCTTACCTTTGGCTAACAGCCCGACCACCACATGCCCTGACCGTAGGTTATCCAGATCGCTTTTGTCCCCGTCAATAACTTCGCGCCCCATAAAGTGAGTCGGTAGTCTCTTGTGGAACACTACAGCCATCGGGTAGCCGTCCGGCATTTGCTCCACCTGCTTACGATAGGACGGCACACCGCTATAACTAAACATTAGTTTGTAGTTTGCGGGCGTTTTGCCTAATCTCTTTACCCGTTTTGTATAGTCGTAAAACTTCAGGTCTGGAAAATCCTGCGGGATTTGGTGGTTCTCCCACGCAATATCGCTAATGGTATTGAGTCGCACCACGCCCACCGATCCGGTACGCTTGCAAAGTTTAGCAAAGTTAGATAACTCTGCGCGTAGTTGTGCTAAAAAACCTTCCTGATCGTTCAAGTAATACTCTGTTTTAGCTTTGCGTCCGGCTTCAACATTACTAAAAACGCCCATGCCTGCTGACTTTAAACAAGCTTCCATGCAACCTGCGGCCTTACTTCCTGCACAAATAACATGGTTAGGATACAGTGATAGCGATGCTACCCGCGTTTGCACCTTTTCTTTCTTTTGAGTTTTAGCAATTTTGGTATTGCTTGCACTTGTAGATAGTAATTTCATTGTCTCGATTCCTTTATAATTAAATTATAATATTTAGTTTTCTGAGACCCTATAACTTACAGGCATGCGCGGGGTTCCGCATGTTATTCCTGCAAGTTATTTGTGCGCGCAATTGTTCCGCGTAGGGTTTCGGCCAGTAACTAGCTGGCCTCATCAGTCAGAATTTATTTTACTTTGGCTATTAATCCACCGCTCATAGTTACTTCTGCGAAAAACTCGCGACCCTTTCCGGTAATATGCGGACGATTCGCGCCCACCATATAACCATCAGTGACATATTCAGCCCCAAACATGCTGGTTTCGATATAGTCTAATGGTTGACCGATACAAGCTTTCAAGTCTTTTTTGCTGTTATAGTTAAATACAATCATGGTTTTTTCCTTTTATAATTAAATTATAGATTGCCGAATAAGACGGCATATGTGCCAATAAAACCGAACGCAAGTACCGCAAGCATGGTTAAACCTTCAAAAATTGAACGCTTAAAATCACGCTGGCGATTCATTCGCTCCCAGTCTTTTTGTCGCAGGTATTTATGCGCGGACTCAATCCCCGCATCGCGTATATCGTTTTCGTTTTTCATAATATCACCCTTTTTTAGTTTAAAAGCTTACCACTAAAACCCATCATTTAAGATGGGCTTTATGGTAGTCCTTTATTTATAGACTCGCGGCCAGTTTAGCTATTGCGAATTTTAGCGCGCTAGTCGCAGCTACATCTTTAGACTTTGCGAGCAGCTCGCGCAATATTTCAAGATGCGATTCTAACTCTATTTCAGCTTTTGACGGTGCAGCTTTGCTGGTAATTGCGGAACCTTCGCCATCGCCCCCACCATTACCACCATTACCACTAGTATTGCGCGTGGGCGCATCCGTCAAATTCCCGTCCTTATCTACTTTAAGACC